CATCAACCACAACAGAACCAGACACCGGGCCATCTGCTGATGCACGCCTGCTGGGACCAGTTCCCCAATCCGGCGGTGGGATACCAAGTGCCTGGTAGTCGATGATCGGGATGGTGGTGCTGCGGCAGTTGAAGTGGACAGGTGGTGTCGGGCCATCGCCGTACTTGAACTCCCGGCCGTCAAGTGATCGGCAGATGGCCGAAGTGCGACCGTCAAGCGTGGCGACGTACCTGTACTTGCCGGTGATGTCTGGATTGGCGCGGTAAACCTGCTGACTGGCTTGGTTACTTACGTCCTGCACACTGGTCCGCACGATGGTTAGCACCTGGTTGTTTGCCATCTTGGTCACCTCACCACCAGCCAGAGCACGTTGCCGGACTGACATGGCCTGCTGCCCAAAATCAAGGTTGCCGACCAGCCGTTGTGCGATCTGTGGCGTAGGTTCGCCGGTTAGGACGCCATTACGCACCACTGTGTTGAACATTTGCGCTTGAGACTCAGCGAGACCACGAAATGCCTTCTCAACGATCTGCCCATTGGGCAACGTGATAGCTGCACCTTGACCAGCGGTGAGATTGAAGGCACCAGTCCCAGGCAGTGTGAAATTGATTGCCGTTGGGTCAACGCTGACCACGGTGGCCGCAAAGTTTGGCGCTACCTGCACCGTGCGCACCATCTCCAATGCATCTATCTGGGATGGCAACAGCTCACGCGCATCAGCCACGCCACCACGGATGGCAAGCCGCATCTGATCGGTGATGAACTGGGTTTGCAGTTCGGCTAAGCCTTGCAGTTCACCCGATACCAATGCCGTGCTGGTACCTGCCCAGGTGTCCAGTGATTCCCGCAGTTGGGCCAAGATCACCCGCAGGCGCTGTGCTTGGTAGCTGGCAGGGGACACGATGCCACCACCTGCTGTAGCTACGCCCATGTCAATACGGCGCAGGTCATCCACTGCGCTAAGGATCACGTCGTTGTAGGCCCTCACAACCTGATTAGCCACCGCGTTGCTGTAGCGGTTTAGGTCAATCGCATTGCGGTAAATGTTCGCAACAGGATCGTTGCGGTTGATCCGCCGCTTGAACTGATCAATGTCAAGCAGCCGCTGGGTGACGCCGCCGCTGTAGGTCATGAATCGTTAGTGCTGATGTCCTCAGGGATGCTGTCCTCAACCTGCTGCTGCTGACCGCCAGCCATCTCGATCAACCCGCCGTTTTGCGTGGCCATCAGTTCCTCTTCAACCTCGAAGTCATCACCAAGCACGTCGCCGTTAGCCAGTTGCTCCAGCAGCGTCTTTTGGCTAATCACACCAGCGGTGTAAGTCTGAAGTAAGGCAAGCTGATCGGCTGGCTCAAGACGTGCGCCAACAAAGTCGCGGTTCACGATGCTGTTGCCCACTTGGGTGATGTTCAAATACTCGGCATGGAACCGCAGGCAGTTATCAATCGTGTCCTGCACCTGCTGGGCGATCACCATCATGGTGCTGTCACCTTGGCTGCGGTCGATGCGCTTGGCCTCGGCAGTTTCAGCCGATAGCTTCTGGCCTAAGACAGCGGACAAACCCAACTCGTTGATCTGACCAGCCAGTTGCTCCAGCCGCTTGAACTGCGAGTCGTAAGACTTGCCAGCCGGTTCGATGTACTCGGCGCGGCCATCAGCAGGGAACGCGATCGCTTCACCGGGTCCAGCGCTGACTTCTTCGGCGGATGTGGGGAAGCCGTAGAACGCCAGCATCGGAACGCCGCTGATATGCAGCATGTTGTCCAGGTCGGACTGGATCTGGTACGTCTTGAGGTTCAATTCGGCAATGTCTTCCATCGGCGGGCGTGATTCAAACATGCCGACGCGGTTGGCATAGGCAACGCTGAACGGGATCTCGCTAAGGCTGGTGGTGCCTTCATCAACGATCTCCCAGCTTGCCTTTTCGTTGCGTTGGTGTAGTTCAAACGCACCAGGCGTCAACACCCGGATCTGTTCCACTTGCTTCTCGCCGTACAGACCATCGGCCACCACAATCCGTTCCATCAGCCGCAACTGGGTCAGCTTCTGGGCACCTTCACTCATCTCAGTACGCCAGCCGAGGATGTCCCGTGGCGTGTAGGTCACCCAGTATGGTCGTCCATTTTCACCAGCAGCAGGAGCATCCACAAGGACGCCAGCGTGGCCATAGCGAACCATTTTGCGTCCAAGTTCATAGGTCCAAATGTTGAGGTCGTTGCCTTGTAGGTCTACGTCAAACAGTTGCTCACGCACCACGTCGGACACCTCTTCAAGGCGTACCGGCTTGCGGGTCAACATGCCAGCCAACATCCGCTCCAGGCGCTGGTAGTACGGCGGGCAAACGCTGCGTGCAAGGCGGTTGTCGTATGACTCGTCTTCCTCGCGTGGTTCCTGCGGCAGGTAGCGGCGATGCTTGCGGCGCATCTCGTAGGTGCCGCCCATCAGATCCTCGATCAAGATCCAGTGGGCCTCCATGTTCGCCCAAGCGCTGTTGGGGTCGTTGACTGCCGCAACTTTGCGGGTCAGCTGCATGTTGTATGGGTTGAAGCCGGAATACACGATGCAGCGCCGCTACTTTCTTACAATCTACTGCGGGAGAACGCGGTCGATTGTAATTCGTGCCTGGCCGGTTGAATCGACCTTGATCACTTGGTGTTTGCGTGGCTCGTCACCCTTGGGCTTAAGCGCACGACCGACGGCGGTAACGATGGGGCGGGTCATGCTGCTGCCTCTTCGTCTTCTTCGCCCACGGTCAGGATGTCCAAGGCGATGCGCTGTTGCGTGAGCTGCAACGCGCCAAGCAGTTCGATAGCAGTCAGTTCTTCGGCACTGTCAACGATCAGGTCGTCCAGCGCGTCTAGGAAGGCTTCCATTGGATTGGAGTTGGGCGTGGTCAGCCTACTTCTTTTTGGGCTGCTTGGGCTTAGTTGGACGGAACTTTGGTTTGGGTTTAGCTGGTAGCCCAGCAGCAGCGCGATAAGCACGCATTACCTGATAGTCAAGGCGTTTGCCAACTGATCTTGCACCTTTAACTTCTGCAACAAATTCATTGACATTTGTTGTGGCATATTTGCTAACTCGTCTAGCCATTTTAAGTGAATTAGCGTCAAAATATTGCTGTTTTCCCAACGTTCTGTGCTTTGCATGACCAATTTCATGCCCAATAATTGATTTGGGATTGGCACTTGCAAAAAGTCCTTGTCTGCGGCTATCCAACTGATCTTTTGCTGGATTTTTCCAAAATGGATGAGCTGTATTTATGGTCATCCTTCTGGCGCCGGTTTGCAAATTCATTGACACAGACGCAATATTGCCAGATCTGCTTCGGCTTTTCGTTTCAATCGGCAAATCAGGCATTGATTTTTGCGCTTGTTTGATTGCATTTTGAATATTTGCTTTTTTATCTGTACCGTATCCATGTTTTATTTTTTTGGGTTTTGATATTGCACTTACAGGAAATGCATTAGCATTCATCAGCTTTCCGGGCCTGAATTTAGGTTTTTGCGCAAGCTCGGTTCTTTTGCGATTGCTGATGATTTTTTCTTGAGCCTTGCGCCCTGCAACATAATTTTTCCATTTTTCAGCGGGCATGTCAATTCTTGCAATTTCACGTTCTTTTTTTGTCTTTCCTATTGTTCCAAGTGGTATGCTGCCCATGCGATCTTGACTCATAAGATCAACTCGTTGCCTTTTATTTTTGCTTTTTTGTAAAGGTGTTTTTACCGCCGATTTATTTGCTTTTTGTTTTGCGGGTTTTGCCACTCCAATCTTCCCAGCCGCCGCCGGGTTGCGCTTCACCTTGCCAGCAACAGTGCCGCTTGGCTTGGCCGCTGCGGCCTTGGTGGTCTGCGTGGCCCGCTTATTCCCTGCCGCCGTGCGGAGTCTGCCGCCCCGTGCAGTAGCGCCAACTTTTCCACCGCCACCGCTGCTGCTTCCGCCACTTGCAAAGCGGCCTCGGTTGTCTCGGGAGTAGCGGCGGGCCATGTACTTACCAGATCATTTGCGCAGTCTAGTAGAGCCTGATACCCGTTCCTCTGCCAGCACCAGCGTGTAGTGGGTTGAACTCACGCCAGATGAGATAACCCAGCGCGTCGTTCATGTGGTCGTAGCCAGCATCTTTATCTGGATCGCCTTTCTCGGTGTAACTCTGAAGCTCAAGGCACTCAATGATCTTGACGCATGATGCGGCGATCTTGAGCCTTACTTCCCCTTTGCCATTCTCCAGCAAAGCCTGAACAGCAGCCACCCGATCCCGGACAGGAGGATTAGCCTTAGGTGACTGGTTAGACATGCCATAGCTTTCGAGAATAGCAATATCGGTTTGTGTTGCGTTTGTGCTGCGGTTGCCACCGCTGGCGTCTGGGTAAACGTAGATCTTGTGGTCTGGGTAATGCGCCTTGATCTTCTGGGCCAGTGCGTCGGTGTCGTGGGCACCGCTGACTTCATCCACGACGTAGAGGCTCTTGCCAACGCGGATGGCGATCACGGCGGACATGTTGCCGACGTTGAAGTCCACGCCGATCCGTAACGGTTCGCGGCTGATGTCCGGCATTTGTACGGCCACATGTTTGGCACGATCAAAGCGGTCATACACCTGGCCAGTGGTGAGGTTGACGAACTCGCCATCAAGGTACGCCTTAAGCAGTTGCGGGTCATAGTTGGCCTGCATCCGCTCGATGAAGTCAGGTGGCAGGTATGGGTTGTCCTGCGTGCGCATCCTGATCAGCCGCCGATCCTCGCGGCCCTTGCCGTCTTCACTTGCGAAGGTCTGCCACATCCAGCGGAAGCCTTCAGGCGTCGATGCTGCTGCAAACTGCCGCACATTGCCAGCACGCAAGCGACCAAGGATCTTGGGGAATGCCTTGTTGGCAATCGCTGGGTTCACCGTGTCGATCTCGTCAGCCAAGATCCAGGCGCCGTTAATACCAATAATCCGCTGCCAGTTCTCAAAGCTGCGACACAGAATCTTGGTATCGCCGCCGGGTAGATGCAAGTTGTACTCAGGCAGCGGGGAAGCGCGGAAGGTGTACGGAATGTCGTACATCTCAAGGAAGTCATCGAAGTCGCTCTGCCAGATGTCGCGGATCAGCGGACCCGTGGGTTCCATGACCACGCCAATGAATCCCTGGTTGGCCATGGCAAGGTGCACAGCCTTGGCGCACAGTGCCCGCGTCTTACCGGCGCCGTAGCCAGCGGACACACCAAGAATGCTGGTGGTCTGGTCATCGACGAACGCAAGTTGCCCAGGGTGGAGGTCGCTGCGGATGCGCTCCAAGGTGTCTTTCATTCCCGCATTGAGGGGAACCATGAAGCTGAGAAGGTGTGAGTCATCAAGACCCGCCAGCAAACTCATCAGCTCAACTCAAAACGCAAAAGCTTCACCTGAAGTTGCACTGAATTGATCGCAACCATCAGTTGCCCGCGATCTGCGGCCTTTTGTTCGTACTTACGAAGGCGTGCAAGTGCTTCGGCAAGGAATGCAGGACGCGAAAGATTGCAATCCTCCATCAACATTTCCCTTGCGCGGGCTATGTATGAATCTGTCTGCCGATCAGAGATACTCCACTGATCCGCCGCAAATTGCACGATGTCCGCACGCGACTTCCCTTGACAGAGCAGGCCGTAGACCTGAGTGCAGCGCAGTGCAGCGGTTGCGTTATTTGCTTTTGCCATGAACGAAGTATATGAGTTACTACAACGATGAGTGAAGAGCATCAAAATACGCGGCGCATCTTTCCAGGTATCGGATTTCCGCACTACGCAACTCATCCGCACTTAACTCCCGCACATCCGCTGCACCAGCTCGTCTCGCCACCACAATGAAGGCCCCCTTGGCTTCGATGCCTGTGAGATGCTTAAGACCAAGGGAATACGCGCCAAGTTGGTCGGTGTAGTCCAGAAGCATTGCCTCACTGCGGCGGTTGGCGCTTGTCTTCCAGTCGCAAATCACCGGACCGATGCCCGCCACATCGCCGAGAAAGTCAGCCGTGCCAGCAAAACCAGCCGGGTGATGCACGCTGAACTCCACCGCATGAATGGCGGTGACGTTCTCGCCAAGCCATTGCAGCAGACTGCGGCGGTATCCACTTGCGCTAAGGCCAACTTTCGGGGCGC